TGTCCACAGGATTCTCACCGATCCACCCGTTCGAGACGGCGTAGTCAAAGATGCCCTTGAGGACGACTTTCATGATATTGCGGATGCTTCTCGCGCTCAGCGGCTTCGAATCACGTCCGTCCGGCAACGCGGCCGGATAACCACCGTCCATGAGCTGGCCGACCCACTCCTGCAGCATGTCAGGGCGCAGCTCCCGCAACGTCATGCCACCCCATTTGGGCAGGATGTACAGGCGCAGCTCCCTCGCATACCGGCCTGCGGTGCCGGGTTTCAGATCAACCTTCGACGCGAGCCATTCGCCGGCCACGTCATCCAGGACACGAAGCTCCTGACGAGGATCGCGGTAGCGTCCCCGCCGGATGTCGTCCTCCATGGCCGCGGCATATTCCTGCGCTTCGGCGAGCCTGGCGAACTGCTTCACCCTCTGCACACGTCTACCGTCCTTGACGATGGTCCAATGACAACGCCAGCGCATCCCGACTCCATAACGGCTTTTACGCCACTTCTCAGGCACATTGGCCTTCATCGGATCGCGTGAGTTCGCCAAAGAGCGTTTGACCGCGCGACTCGGCGGATTGCCATCATCGTCATTCTTGAGCCACAGATCATCAATGGTCACTTTCATGGCGCTTCTTCCCACATGTTCTTCACCCCGGCGCTCGCGGTATGCGGGTGGTCGGGGTCATTTTTTATAAGGAATCCGAACGGGTATAAGGCTCTATAAACACGTATAAAGGCGTATAACTATTGCACGCACACGCCGGAATCATGAAGCAGCTGCCGATAATCCAGCAACACCTGCACGGTCACACCCAGCTCCGTGGCCATCATCCACGTATTGCCCTCGTACACCGTCTCGGCCATGCCGTAATCCACCGGCGATATCAACGCCAACGCGGTCTCCCTGCGGCAACGGCGCTCGCATTTGATTCCGTATTGGCTGCCACAGCCGGGGTCGTGGTGTCTGGCGTGGATGAGTTCGTGGCACAAGGTGCAGCGGCGTTGGAATCCGGCCAGCCGTTCGTCGAGGATGATGAGGCGGAGCGGATCGTAGTAGATCCCGCACCTGTCTCCGGCCAACCGGCGTTCCTCGATCCGGACTCCCAATGTTTCCGACCAGGATGTCAGGATGCGGTCATTCACCTGTTTCGGCATCCTCGTTCCTGAAGCCCGTTCCCTCGATGCGTTTCTCGTCGCGCTTCGCCCTGCGCTCAACCTTTTTGATGTCCTCCATCGCCGGAAGGTCCTCCGGCGCGATGCCACGGCTGAACAGGCTCTTTCGCACGGCCTTGTTGTTGTCCACATGCTCCCGTGTGATCGCCGACGTCCCGTGCAGGTCACGTTCCTGGATCCCGTAGTTCGTCATCTGCGTGGCGAGCTGCTTCGCCGTCACGGCGATCGGATGGAGCACATCGGCCAGCGGACGGCTCTTCGGCACATCGAGCTTGAATTTCATTTCCGTCGTGCTCATGCCGAATAGCGCCTGATCGCCGCGTGAACGGATCACGCCGAAGTCCTTCTCTCCGACCCCGCGCTTGTATGCGAGCGAGCTGAGCTGTTTCTCCTCGGCGGTCAACGCGTGTCTTCCCGCGATGCGCAGGATCTCGCCCATGCGTTGCTCCAGAAGCTCCGCGGTACGCGTCTGTACGGCGAAATAGCTTTGCAGCAGCGCGACCTCCTCTTTGCGTGGATCGCCGTTCTGGGCCACCAGATAGCAGGCGTAACGGGTCAGCTTCACATCATCGATGGAGCGGATGGCTCCGCTGCCGAGCTCGACGTCCCGTTTGGCATCGCGGAAGTGCGCTTCGACCGGCTGCCCGGCGTTCTGGCATGCCGATCGTGCGCGCTGGATTACTTTTGTGAAGTTCTCCCATTTCGTATAGCCCATATATTTCATCAGTTCTCTGGCGTGCCAGAATTCCACGCCATTCTCGTCCTTATTGAGGAGCGTGTCTAAGGACGCGGCGTATCGGGCAATGGTTTCCTTGTCCATGTTCATCCTTTCCCGACCATTTTCCTGACGTCGGCAAAATGGTCTATTGCTAATGTTTCCAATGGTTTTTGGCCGGATTGCCGTTCACTGCTTGGCGGTCTTCACCACTGTGGTGGTGCCCATCGCGGTGGTCTCCCAGCTGACGCCGTCCGCCTTGGTGTAGGTGAAGTCCTTGGTGGCGTCCTGCGAGCCGAGCAGGGACGCCTGCATCGCCGCGGTGTCTCCCTGGCTCGTCCACTTCCAGTCACCGGCCTTGTCCGGCGCATTGTAGGAGCCCTTCCAGTACAGGCTCTTCGTATCGCCGTTGTCGCTGACCCACTGGACGGTGATTGTGTCGGCCGTTATCTCGGCTTCCATCCAGGAATCCGTGCTGCCGGAGTTGGTCTGCTTCCATGTGCCGGTCAGATCCGCAGGCTGTTCTACCGGCTTCTTCTCTGCCGGCTTCTTCGTCGTCTGCGATTGGCTCGTGCTGCCGGCGTCGGCGGTTTTGGCGTCACTGGCGTTGCCGCATGCGCCAAGCCCGAGAATGAGCAGACCGGCGACGGCCGTTGCGATTGTCTTCCTGTACATGGTTTCCTTCTTTCCTTGGTTGATTTGCATTAAAAATTCAATCTCTTGGCGTTTCCGCTTCGAGTGTCTTGTTCGGATCCTTGTTCGCGGCCACGTCATAGTCCTCCGGGTGCGCGGCGATGCGATCCACCAGATCATCCGTGACCTGGAACTCGCGCTCGCGGGCCTCGTAGGAGCGGGCGGCGTCGCTGCCGAGTGCTCGTGTGTAGATGTCGAGGCTGGTGAGCCCGAATGTGGAGGCGATGTGCTCCACATCTGACGTATTCAACGGCGCCTCATAGCGCATGCGTTTGTACCAGTAGTTATTGCTTAATCCACTGGAATCAAAGAATTCGTCGATTGATATATCGCTGTTTTTTAACAGCTGACGGCATATGTCGATGATTCTCTTGCTGTCTTCGGTGACTTCGTTTTTCGGTCCTCTTGCCATGCTCGAAGTTTATCTAAATAAGTAGATTTTGTAAAGAACCTATATAGGTAAACAAATAAAATCACCTAAATAGGTAGATTGAGAATTACCGCAAGGCAATGAACAAAGAAAGGAGCGGCAAGACAGATGAGTGAGACGGAAACCATCGCAAGGAATCTCAGCGGCGAGCTTGCACGGCACCGCAAGACACAGGCCGCGCTCGCCAAGGAGCTTGGTGTGAGTGAGCAATATATCAGCAAGCGATTGCAGGGTGAGGGTCCATTCACCACCGAGCAACTCGAGAAAGCCGCCGGAATGTTCGGCATGAGCCTCTACCAGCTCATGATCAAGCTCCTGCAACCAATCGACGGCATCAAACAGATCAAACCGTGAGCAGCGCTCGCCGATGCGCTGGAAAACGCGACAGCCAACAATGCCAACAGCAAGGAGGAGAACTGAAATGAACACGTCGTTCGATATCACCGACATCGACTGCGCGCCCAAAGAACTCGAGGACGCTCTTGGCGTGAGCGGGAGAACGCTCTTCGATCCCAGTGAGCATCCGATCCATGTGGACATATGGGACGGCAAGGCATACGTGACCTTGGCTGAAATGATCGAGCTCGAAGGCGACGCACTGTGCCACTTCTTGGCTATCGTCTTTCCGGCATCGCCATCGGCAGGTCCATACGTTCCGTCGCCTGCGGGGAATCGAGCCAACTGATGATGACATTATCCGCTCGCCCAAGAACGGCGGCGGCGAACTCGAACTTGCGCGATGACCCCTTTGCTATGTCGCCCAACACAACCGGTTCGCGCCCATCGGTCTCCAAGCGCACGTCATACGCGTCGAACGTGTTGCGGTTCCTGATCACGAACATGATGTTGTTCGGGCTCGGACTTGGATGCTCGATGATCCAGTCCGGAACGGACACCTTGCGTTCCAATAGATTGACCTGCCTATGCAGCGAATCCGAAGAGTCCCGCATGGCGTCCAGTTGCTCCGAGAACAGCGAGAGACGTCTTTCGAACCTTTCCGTATCGGTCTTCCCACTATTCGCGGCCCTTCTCCCGGTGATGACCCAACCGGCGACGGATACGCCGATAGTCACCGTCCATCCAGCGATGGTCACCCATAACCCATTCATCGATTCTTCTCCTAACTGTTCGGCCCGCACGTCGCAAATGCGGGATGACACCGATTTTAGGAGAGGGCCGGGCGGTTCTCCTAACGCCGCCCGGCATCACACACGCAAAGGAGGCGCGTGATGGATGACAAAGAGGTGTTCGCCGCATTGGCGGCGGCGTTGAAGCCGATGAACACAACGAAGGACATCGCGGACAACTGCGGCATCAAGGAAGGCACCCTGGCGTACTGGCGTAGCGCGGGCATCGGCCCGAAGTTCGTGAAGGTGGGACGAATCGTCATGTATCCGAAGGAGCAGATGATCGCCTATTTCGCGCAACACCTGTACCAGTGCACGGCCGAATACGAGGAAGAGGTGGGTGCGTGATGACTGACAACGACTGGCGTACCGATACCCCGTGGCCGGATCCATGGGAAGAAAAGGAGAACAAATGAACGACATCCGCAAAGCCTGCGTCGAAGCGATATTCAGGGAATTCGAGGACAAGGGCGACACCATCCGTCCGGCCTATGGCGACGTATGGGACGAAATCGAAGCAAGGCGTTCACTCGGTCACATCGTCGGATGTATCGACCTCGACGTGACCGACCTCGTGGCCATCGTCATCGACACCATCAACAAGGAGCTGTGATGGAATCAATGCCTCTGGCTGTTGGTCAGGCGCTGCTCGACTTCGTCGTTGCGACTGGCGCCGTGCTCCGTAGTGTAAGTGACGTGGACCGTCACACGACAGGATCCACGTCCGAAGTAGGTGAAGCCTGGTTGGGCGTTCAGGCGGTCGATACCGGCCTGGTCTTCGAATATCTGCTTGGAGAAGAACTCGCTTTCGAGCGCGACCTCTCCGAACGGCGCAACCTCGTCGACGTGCCGTTGCGCAACGGTCTGGTCTTTGAAACGGACGAACACGGACACGTCTCGTGCCATGTCGGGGCAATCGTTGACAAGGAATACGGTCGAGGTTTCTCCATCGTATTCGACCCGCCACTTGTGGACCGTCTGGTCGGCGGTGACGGACAACGCCCGCTGGCTGATCGAGTTCGCGTCTGCAGCTATCTCGTTCGCCTTTCCTGCAAGGCGGTTGGCCTGCTCGGCGGCACGCTTCGATTCGACGGCGATCCGGTTGGCTTCCTCAGCCGAGCCGTTCGCCTGCTCCGAGAGCTTGTTGCCATGGCGCGCCTGGAACAAGGCGACACATCCGGAGACACCGCCAACCAATCCCGTGATGGCGCCAACGACGCCGGTGATCGCATTGATGTCCATTCCATCGATTCTACGGACGGAGGCGAACGATGAAGGTTCTTGCCCACGTCATCCTGCACCAGCTGCTGTTCGCGGTGTGGTTGCTGGCCATGTGGGTGCTGTACTGCACGCCGGCCTGTACTCACCCGATCGAACATCTCATCGCCGTGCCGTTCGCGGTGCTCATCCCGACGGCCGTCATCATGCGTCGCCTGTGCTCCGACCCCCGCTTCGCACGCTGGCTGGACGAGCAACGGCAGTGAAGGACTTGGACGGTTCCGCACACATTGCGGCATGGACGTGGTTCGTCATGCGCGGCCATGCCGGAACCGCCCGCGCGTCAAGGAAAAGACGTTAAAACCAGCCGGACGGGTCATCTTCTCTCTTCTCCTCCCGTCCGGCCTTCGCCGGGACCCGCGACAGGATGCGGGCGCCATGGATCGGCGTGTTGAGGTCACGTCGGCGGATGGATGCGCGGTTCGAATCCACGTCCCGGCACGACATCAATCCAAAGGAGGCAAACGTTGCCAAGCAAAACACCAAGCAGGCCGGAGGGCGAGAAGTGGTTCGAATGGCCGCTCACGCCCGCCAGCGTCGGCATGACGTCCGCCGAGCTGATCGGCGAACTGTACGAGACCATCAGCGCGCTCAACCGCGACCGTGGATGGAACCTCACCATGGTCGCGCCGGCGCGCTTCGGCGAGATCGTCATCGACCGCGAGGCCGGATGCCTGCGCGCGAAATGCGCGTGGAAGGCCAAGGATCCAAGCCAGCTCGGCCCGGAACCGGCTGGATATGTGAAGGGAGCCTGACATGGCCATAGGGGAGACCGTCATCACCATCGTCGGCAACCTCACCGCGGATCCGGAACTGAGGACCACCGGCCAGGGCGCGCAGGTCGCCAGCTTCACCATCGCAAACACCGCGCGCGTATACAACAAGCAAACCGGCCAGTACGAGGATGGGGCGGCGTTGTTCATGCGCTGCTCGGCATGGCGTGACATGGCCTCGCATTGCGCGCAGAGCCTTGCGAAGGGCATGCGCGTAATTGCGCAGGGACGCCTCCAACGGCATTCTTACCAGGCACAGGACGGCACCAACAGAACCGTCATGGAACTGCAGGTCGACGAGATCGGCCCGAGCCTGCGCTACGCCACCGCGCAGGTCAGCCGCATCGACCGACGGCCGCAAGGTCCCGTCTACGGCAATCCCGCCGCGCAAACGCCGACCGTCAACACCGGAGCGGGCGGCTGGAGCCAACAGCCGGCCCAGTCCACGCAACCGGCCGCACCTGCCGATGATCCGTGGGGCGCTCCGTCGGACGACCGGTCATCATTCGGAGGTTTCGGCAAACCAGATCCGGAACCGGATTTCTAAGGAGTAGCAATGAAAGCCAGCGAACAACAGGCGCTCATCCCGCAGGAGGCCACGCCCGACACGCTCATCGACCTCATCGGCAAGACCCAGCAGGTCACCAAGGCGGCGGCCGTCGTGCTCAAGGCATGCCGCACCGTCATGGACACCCGCACCAAGAAGGAGCACATCGACAAGTGGGGAGGCATCCACGCCATCACCGAAGCCGTGTACGACTGCGCGGACCTCGCGCAGCGCAGCCTCGACATGGACGACGGCGACGTGGAGGCGACCGTCGATCCGGACACCGGTGAGATCGACTGAACCACGGAAGGAGCAAGAGAGATATGTGGTTCATCATCGACGACCAGATGGCCGATGACAGGCGCATCCGCCGCCTGCCGCTCGCCACCGTGGGACTGTGGGTCAAGCTGTGCGTCATCCACTCCAAAGGCGTCTCGATGCAGGCCAAGGATCCGGCAGCATACCCCGGCCACTTCGACAAGCTCGACCTCAAGGACGCCGGCGGCACCATGAAACAGCTGCAGCAGCTCATTGACTCGGGCCTTATGGAAGAGCACGACGGCGGATGGCGTCCGGTCTACGCCGAAGGCATATGCAGGGAGCCGCGAGTGTTGACCGAAGAGCAGCGCGAGGCGCGCAGAAAGGCCGGAAGCAAGGGAGGACGCCGCAAGGCGGCCAACCAGAAAGCCAAGCAGACGTCTGGCGACTCGCCAGAAAACAGCCAAGCAAACGGAGAGCAAAACGGTAGCGAGATGGGTAGCAAACCTTCTAGCAAGTTGCTAGAGGACAGCCAAGCAAAAACATGGCATAAAACCGATACCTATACCGATATACCCTCTCCGACCCCTCCCGCCGGCAAACCGAAGCAACCCGCCACGCCGGAATCCGGCTTCGACCGTTTCGCCGAAGCCTATCCCGGATCCGTCGGCGCGAAAGGCCGCAAGACCGAAGCCGACGCCAGAGCCCTGTACGCGGCCATCGCCGGAAACCCCGTCGAACTCACCCGCCTCCAGACCGCGCTCCGCCGCTACAAGCACGCCGTCAACGACGGCCAAATCCGCAGCGGCCACATCCCACGGCTCAACACATGGCTCCGCGACCAATGGGAAATCTGGGCACCCGAGCCAATCTCACCGCCGCCAAGCCACAAGCACACCTGGAACTGCGAACACGTCCACCAGCTCATGGATCCATACGAGGACGAATACGACCACACCGGAAGCCTCCGCAACGGCAACCCAAGCGAATGGTGGAAGGCATGCCAGGCATGCGCAGACGAACTCAACAACCAAGAAACCAGCAAGGAGAAGCAATGAGCAACTACCACCAAAGCAACGAAATCAAGCTCATCAACCCGAGCCTGATCGACCCACACCCCGACAATCCACGCAAAAACATCGGCGACGTGACCGACCTCGCGGCCAGCATCAAAGCCAACGGCCTGCTCTCGCCGCTCTCCGTCGTACCCAACGGCGAGCGCTATCGTGTCATCGCCGGCCATCGTCGTCTCGCCGCATGCAAGCAGGCCGGCACCGGAGCCGTGCCGTGTTTCGTGCTTGACTTAGACCCGTTGCAGCAGTTGGAGGCCATGGTCACCGAAAACTGCCAGCGCGAACAGCTCACCGCGTTGGAGGAGGCCGACGCCATCCAGGGCATGCTCGACCTCGGAGCCACCACCGCCAGCGTCGCCCACCGGCTCGGCCGAAGCGCCGACTACGTGCGTGACCGCGCCAAGGCCGCCAGCATCAAGACCGAGGTCAGAGCGACCCGCGACGATTTCAGCCAGCTCACCATCGGCCAGCTCGTGGCCATAGCGCGATACGACGGCCAGCCGGACAGGCAGAAGGAGCTCGCGCAGGCGGCCGGCACCTCGAACTTCGACTACATCCTCCGCAACATCGAACGCGACGACCGCGACCGGCAATGGATCGAATCGGTCGCCGCGCTCCTCGGGGAGCCCGACAACGGCATCAATCTTATCCCCGACCCCGAAAAGCCCTACAGCGACCCGGAATGGCGCTACCTCGGCTGCATGTTCCCCTCCACCGGCACCCCCGAAGAAGTCATCGAGAAGATCCGCGAACAGAACCCCGCAGCCGTATCCATCCACACGGTCTCGCAGCAGGTCTACCTCTGGACCCGCCGCGACAAGACCGCCGACGCCGAAAAGGAAGCCCGACGAGCCGCCGAACAAGCCGAACGCGACGCCAGCCGGCACGCGCTCGAGGAATACGCCGCCGCATCCGCGGACAAGCGCATGACATGGCTCCACGCCAACCTCCACGGCATCAAACGCGACAAGCTCATCGAAACCACGGCCCGGCTCGGACTCCTGCAGATCATCGACCCCTTCCCAAACGGCTTCACCGACGCCCTCACCAGCTGGAACGAACACAGCGGCAGCCGCAAGGAATACGAGAAGATCAGCGGCATCGCCGCCGAGGACGCCCCCACGGCCGCGCGCATCAGCCTACAGACCGCCGACTGGCCACTGGAAGCCGTGACCATCCTCGCCGCACGCATCGAATGGTTCATCGACCCGACCGACTGGACCACCGTCAACGACACCAGCAGACGCATCACCGGCTACTACCAAATCCTCCAAGACCTCGGCTACACGCCCGCCGACGACGAAACCAGCCACCTCGACCAGCTCGCCGCCGCCATCAGCGAAGCCGACGAAAACGAAGAAGACGAGGAGAACAACCAATGACCAGGGAACAACTCGACAGACTCAGCCGTCTCCTCACCGACACCGCCCAGACCGCCAGCACAATCGAACTGCGAGCGCTCGCCGGTGGCAGGGCGGATGACGGCATCGTGGCGCTGGCGGCCGGGTTGAGGGCCAATTGCACTTCGTGTTTGGTGCTGGTTGACGGTCTGATGCAGGAGGGGGTGCGTTGTGAGTGAGTTTGCTGATTCGAAGCGTGCCGCTTTGGAGCGGCAGGGTTGGCATTGCCTGCGTTGCGGTACGAACATCCATGATCCGTCATGCTGGCCTGGACGCTCCGGCCATCACCGTCAGCTGCGGCGGGCGGCGGATCCGGATGTGAGGCACAGTCCGGCCAACATCGTCGAGCTGTGCGGTTCTGGTACGACCGGCTGTCATGGGTGGGTCCATCAGCATGTGAAGGAGGCCGAACGCCTCGGGCTGATAGTCCCGCTCGGCGCGGATCCGCGTGATGTGCCGGTGTTCGACTGGCGAGGCCGATGGCTCCGGCTCAACCAGGACGGGACAGCCATCACGCTCACCCAGACCGAAATCATCCTCCTCCAGACGAAAGGAAACCGACAATGAACGAAGAAGCGGCCAAGCCCGACGCGCTCCTGTGGTTGGACTTCGAGACAACCGGCATCGATAGGGCATCGTCCCTCCCGCTGGAAGTCGGCATGGAATGCACCGACGTGTTGGGCGAACAATCGTTCGGATCGCTGACGCGCATCATCCGTCCGGCCAGCCTGGACCTGCTGGATATGAGTCCTGTGGCGTTCTCGATGCACACCGACAACGGACTTCTGTTCGAGCTGCTGAACAGTTCGTTTCGCAATGACAGCATCGGCGCCGTGGCCAACGCGGTCGAGGAATATTTTGACTCGCTCTCGCAGCGGTTCACGCTCATCCCGGCGGGAACAAACGTGGACTTCGACATGGCTTTTCTGGCACGGCTGAACCTGCGGCCAAGCGCATGGCTGAGCTATCGAAAGTTCGACTTGACCGCGCTCCGCCGCTACCTCACATTCCTGCAATGCCCGGAAGACCTATACAAGGACCACCAAAGCCCACACAGAGTACGCGACTGCATCCAACGCGACATCAACGACTACAGGAGGTACCGCGAACTCCTGAAAGGGAAGTGGTGATGAGCATCGCAGCAGTGATCCTCCTATGCGCCGCCATCCTGATCGGCTGGATGGCCAACAGGCCATGAACCGTACCAACAATGAAAGGAACCTCGGAATGAAACAGACCATCAACCGCATCTCCAACCGCGTCGGCGACTGGTTCGCCACGCTGTTCGCCCTCACCGCGCTGCTGCTCGTGCCGCACGCCATCATCCGGCCGATCATCGGCATCGGCCTCCACCACTGGATCCCCATCCAATGGCTCGCCCTGCACGCCATGCTCATCATCCTCACCCTATGCGTCGCGCTCGCCGCCTACATCATTGCGGACCGTACCGCGCCGGAACCGCCGGAAACATACTGAAAGGAGCCATCATGGCAGATCAGGAGACCATTCCGATCGGTCTGGAGACGCAGAACAAGGTGGCCGAGGCCATCTACCTGCGCTGGCATCGCAACGGGGCCCGCCATCCACGCCCATGGAACGAGATGCCCATGGAGGGCAAAGAGCCATGGAGACGCGTGGCCAAGGACGCCATCAGCACGTTCTTCGCCTCTCCCGAGTTCCAGACGCTGCTCGACGACGTGTACGACGAAGGCTACGACGCGGCCGGAAAGGACGCCCAAGGCGAAAACGAAGGCGAGGAGCCGCGGTGAGCGTCAACGTCCCGCTGCATAAATGGCGGTCGGCCGATCCGGCCATCCTGATCGGCCGCCGCTGCATCGCCCAAACCGACCAGGACGTCGTCATCGACGGACGACTCGAACTCATCCGACATCCGGACGGCACCGCCAGTCTCCGCTTCCAGGGCATCGGAAACGACATCATCTCCCACGATCCGAACACATGTTTCAACAGCATGAGCGACGGCATACGAAGCCTCGCTATCTACGGAAAGGAATGAAAGACAATGGGCCACCCGAAAGAGACACGACCGCGCAAATGGCACAAACCAGTGCCATGCCCGACCTGCGGCAGCCGGAACATCAGCTTCGACCGGATCGGCCAAGCCATCAACCGGAAAACATCCGCCATACGACAGATATGGGCATGCTCCTGCGAACGCCACGGCATCCTCATCCTCACCCGCCACGACGACCTCAAAGAAGCCATCCGCGCATGGAACACGGAAGCCACCAGACAAGAAAGGAAACACTCGAAATGAGAAAACGCAAACCACTCGCGCTCGCCGGCATCGGCCTGACCGCCATCACCATGTTCCTGCTCACACCGGTATTCCTCCTCGCGCTCGCAGGATGCGGGAGCGCGTCCAAGACGTCGACCCCGGCCCCCCGCCATCGCCGCCACCGGCACCACATGCTCCAAAAGGTCCGGCGACGACATCAAGGAATGCATCGTCACACTGTCCGACACGAGGAAAGTGGACTGCGTCGTCTACGCGGGCTACCAGAGGGGCGGCCTGTCATGCGACTGGAGCCATGTGAGCGGTGCAGACAAGGAGCCGGCAAGATGAGCTACAACGTCGTCACCACGGAAGGCGTCAGAACGTTCGAGAACATCGACGATGCCGGCGACTACGCGCAGTCCATGTCCTTGAGGACTGGCGAGCCGGCCAAGGTATTCCATGCCGAGACCGGACTCGTCGCATTCACCGTCCGCCCAACCACGAAGGACACGAAATGAGAATCAATTTCAACAGCAAGGATGCCGTTTTCGCCATCAAAGCCGAAAACGAAGAGGAAAAAGCCCAGCTCAAAACGTCGGCGGCCGCCATCTGCAATCTCATCATCGATTTTTTCGACGGTGAAATCCAAGAAATGAAGGCGGCGAAGGAATGAAACGCATCACACTCAAGGACACAAAATGAGCAATCGAAGTTATTTGGTGCCAAGGCCGCCAGCGTTCGACCATGAGCATCCCAGACCGAAGGAGGAAGGCGAGGTGCTGTACTGCGGAAATTGCTCAAAATGGTACGTATCATGGTTTCCTCTCACCGAAGTCAAAACCATATGGGGCCGCCGCCCCGAATGGTGGATACGCATCTTCCACCGCAAACCATACGAGGCGATCATCCAGCAAATACGAAGGGAAACGAAATGAAAGACAGTGAAGCAGACATCGCCATCGGCGTGCTCAACAAACTCATCGACCAGGAACTCGAAGCCGTCCGCGCCGCGACAAGGGACGGCAATACCCCCTTCGTCGGCTACGCCCAGACCCGACACAACGCCTTCCTCTACGCCAGGGACGAGATCAGGAAGGCGCTCGCCGCAGCCGTGGATGAAAGGGGTGCGGGAATCCGTTCCTGCCGCAGCGTGACGAGTTGGTCACGCAGGATATGCACACCTGCGATTTGTGCGGCCGGTGGTGTTCAAGTCCCGTCTATTCCATAGGCCTCATCTATGGCGGCCAGGCGAAGACATTCACCGAGGTGTGCGCCGACTGCATGTGGCGGTTGAAGTTCAGCCCGGTCCGGACCATCTCGCTGGATGCCTACCGTCTTTTCGAGCAGTGGCGCCTGTCCCAATCGGAGGCCGACGAATGAAAGACCGGACTCCGCATCTGTGCCGGAACGCTCTCGGCACAGCCATCTGCGCCAGCAATGGCATCGGACCATCCCAGGATGCCGACCGGCGTATAGAGCATTGCGTCATCTGCGGCAGGTGGTGGAAGATCTACGCCGTCTCGCCGTACCTGACCATCTGGGCCGAAGTGCCAGCCTGGATGATCTGGCTGTTCTGGCACAGAATCTGGAAGACCGGCCATAAATCATCCCACGGAAAGGAACCGAAACAATGAGCGAGGAAACACTCGACCCGCCACTGCCGCCGATCGACGCGCGCACCGAAGCCGTCGCCGAACGCCTGTTCGGACTCAAATGGGCGCTCCGCAAGGACTCCACCGAAATCATCCACGAGGAATGGCAGACCGCACCCGAATGGATCCACGACGGATACCTGCGCCAAGCCATCGAAGTGCTCGCCACCGCCGACCAAGCGCAACCCGCGAGCGCCGACGGATCCGATTATGAGGAGCGGATGCGCGTCGAATACCGTGAGTTGACCGCTCGTGCCGGCAGGCTCAGGGGCATGCTGCAGCGGTATGCGGATGGCACGCTTGACTTCGAGCCCGCTTGCCCGATTAGCCTGTTGAGCAGGCAGCTCGACGTCATGGACGCATACGCCAATCTGCTCCGCTGCAGAGCCAAGATCGAACACGTCAACCTTGAAAAACAGGACTCCGCCACCGAATAAACAAAGAACCCGACCTTCCGGCCGGGCTCTGGCATTACCACAAACCAGACTACCACGCCGGAGGGAATCGAACAAATGAACGAACCAACCAACGAATCCCAACCAACCACCACCAACACCACAACAAACACCAGCCAAACAACACCAGCGCTCGCCGGCGTGTGCCTCGTCTGCGGCGGAGAATGCGCTGTCGGCGACACCATGTGCACGAGATGCGATGGGCTGATGCGCGGCTGGCTGCGGGAATATCCATCATGGTTGGATTCGCTGCATGAGTTCCTGGACTCGACCGCGCACTACGGAGGCCGCCAGCCTGGACACGTCAACCTTCCAGCCGCACCGACGCCAATCCGATTGCCGGTGCTCGACCACATGCAGGAGATCGGGGACATGGCGGTCGCATTGTGGCGCAGACTGTACGCGCCATCGGCGATGCCATGGGCGAACGGCCGGATCCACCCGTCCCTGCTGGAATGTTTGAGCGTCTGCGCCGCATGTCCACGGTTGAACCGGCTTCCGGACATCGACATCATCTGGCACGACTGGGAATCCTTGGCGCGCAAGACCTTGTCCATCATCGACGTGCCGCCTTCCAAGCACGGCATCGGAAGATGCCCGAACCCATTGTGCGGTGTCGAACTGTCGGCGCCCATCGACGCGGTCGAGGTCACCTGCCCCGTATGCGGCGGCACTTACCGCGTGGTGGACGTGCGGCTCGGCTTCCTGAAGGAGTGCATCGCATCCGGCAAAGCGTTCACGGCAGAGGAATGCGCCGGACTCCTGCGCGAATGCGGGTTCCAATGCAGCGTGAACACGATCTACTCGTGGCGCAGTCGCGGCAGGATCCAACCGGCCGGCAGGAACGGGAAGGGACAGCCGCTCTACCGTCTCGCCGACGTGCACGGGCAGCTTTCCCGACGCGACTCGATTTGACGTTTCTCGAAGTGCAAGGCATAATTGTCAGTGGATTAGAGGGTTCAAACCGAGGTGACTTGGTTTGAACCCTTTTCATATCCGCCATGGATTCTCCTAACTCCCTGGGTTGCAGTCCCGTCCTGTCCGAACGGCATATCGGACACGCTCCGCCCACTCCCGTCAGAGTGGACATACCCCAATGTGGCAGGCAAGCCAATCCCGTGCTTCCGTGATGCGGTGATGCTCAAATCCGCCTGCCGGTATGCCTTCGTAGGAATCAGTGGTAGATCGTACCGGCCGCGAGTCTTTATTGGATTCTCTTCCTTGTGGCCGCGTGTGGACGCGGGTTCGAATCCCGCCGAAGGCACCCATGAAACAAACCCGGGGTAGGGGTATTCGCAGATGATGGGGAGCCCCTACAAGACACGGGAGTGTCCATATACGGGAGCCCCTATACCGGCATTCCAGCAAGCCAACGGCGAAGATAATCATTGATGCATCCATGACACCCCGGGGCTCATACATGTGGGGAGGCCACATGAGCAAGCGGCGTAACGAGCGTGTCAGCAACGGCTGGCGGCGCAGACAGCTCAGGGCAAGAGTGCTGGCCGCATACGACGTGTGCGCCATCTGTGGCAAGCCAGTCGACAAGACATTGAAGACACCACATCCGATGAGCGCCGAAGTCGACGAGCTCGTACCGGTCTCACGTGGCGGTGATCCATACAGCTTCACTAACTGCAGGCTCACGCACCGCAGATGCAACAGGTTCAAGAGCGACAAGACAGACGAACACGCACGAGCGCTGCTGGCTGGCAGACAGGAAGTGAAAGCAAGCTCGATGCCGTTCAAAACGTTCGGCATCTGACTCCGATACCAGGGCGGGGTACCCGGTCATACCCCCTTGGGGTAGCCTCGGGTGCAGTGCCGATTTCTCCCCGCGGATTCAAACGTCGGAAACAGGGGGAAACAACGAAAGGTCGGAAAGCGAGGATTACGCCGATGAAGTGCGAACTCTGCGGCAAGGAATTCCAGCCTTCCGGCCACGGGCGGCCTCAGAAGTACTGTTCCAAGTCCTGCCGCCAGAAAGCCGATTATCGTCGGAAAAAGAACAGGCCCGCACGGGACCGGAACGGTAAGCCGCCCGTCAAAGCCGTGGAAACGAAACAGAAGCCGGAGCAGGATCTCGACCAGCGGAGCTTCGAACGGATGATGGACGGCAGCATGCTGGACATACTGCGAGACAACCGTGACCTGCTGCTCAAGGCCATGGCCGATCCCACGACGCCGGCGAACGCGCTGCCCGCGATCAGCCGCCAGCTCATCGCCGTATGCGACCGCATCGAATCACTCCAGGGCGGTGGCCTGACCGACCTGCTGGACGATGAGGAAGACGAGGTGACGGACGATGTCGGAGCGTCGATTGTCTGAAATCGCCAAGGTCCTCCGCCAGCCGGAAGGCATCGTCGGCAGCGAGTTCACGCGAATCAACAAAGCCGCGCGCAAGGCCGGCATCCGTTTCGATTTGTGGCAGCAGGGCTTCTTGTGGCTTCTGTTCGCCAAGAACGCGGAAGGCAAGTATGCGTGTGGCGCGGACGGCGCCGTGCTGTCCAGCTGCAGGCAGATCGGCAAGACCTTCACCGTCGGCACCGCGTTGTTCCTCAAGGCGATACTCACACCGAACCTGAAAGCCATCTGGACCGCCCACCATACGCGCACCAGCGACGAGACATTCGCGGACATGTGCGAGATGGAGCACAATCCAGTGCTCGGCCGGTACGTGGAACGCATCCGCAGAGCAAACGGCCAACAGGAGATCACGTTCACGTCCGGCAGCCGCATCATGTTCGGCGCCCGCGAAAACGGCTTCGGCCGAGGATTGCACAGCGTGGACGTGGCCGTGTTCGACGAAGCGCAGATCCTCACAGTGCGCGCGATGGACAACATGATTCCGGTTTTGAACACGAGTCCTAACCCCCTGGTCGTGTATATGGGCAATCCACCCAAGCCGGGAGACCAGTGCGAGGCGTTCACGGAGAAACGCATGCACGCGCTGAACCATGACGGAAACCTCCTCTACGTGGAGCTCGCCGCCGACAAGGACGCGGATTCGGACGACCGCGAACAGTGGGCTAAAGCGAATCCCAGCTATCCGAAACGTACAAGCGAACAGGCAATCATGCGCATGCGCAACAACCTGTCGGACGATTCATTCCGTCGTGAGGCGCTTGGCATATGGGACGAGACCGCCACCGCATACGCCATCAGTCCCGACCTGTGGCAGGCCGCGGCCGTCGACGACGTGCCCGAGGGCGGCACGGTGAGCTTCGGCATCGACATGCCGCCCGACAGGAGCGTGCTGACCATCGGCGCCGCATTGCGGTACGAGGACGGGTCGGCCGTCATCCAGATGGCGAACATCAAGGACGCGCGGCAGGCTGGCACCATGTGGGCCGTGGACTGGCTCGCCGAACGTTGGCCGAAGACCGCCAGCGTGGTCATCGACGCGCAGTCCCCGGCAATGAGCCTGCTGCCCGAACTGAAGGCCGCGCACGTGAAGGTCACCGTGACGAACATGCAGGAGATGGGCCGCGCATGCGGCCGATTCCTCGACATGCTCAAAGCCGGAACGCTCAAGCACCCGCCGGACGAATACCAGCCGCAGCTGGCCGCAGCCGTCAAGGGCGCGACCACGCGTCCATTGGGACAGTCCGGCGCGATCGCATGGAACAAGCTCGGCTCGGATATCGACATAACGCCGCTCGTATCAACCACGATCGCCCTGTACGGGGCGTGCACGACAAAACGACATCCCGGAAGACGACAGACCATCGGAGGAATCTAAATGGGCGACATCCAGATGACAAACGTTCCGGATAGCTGGCGGCCGTCCGGAGGATCGGTGGCGCTGACGAAACTGGTTGTGCCCACCAGCATCGACGGGCTTACAAACCAAGAGAACGAACTGCTCGCAGAGCTCGCCGAAGTGTGGACACGTCATGCGAGCCGCAATCGGAAACTCACCGCATACTACGAATCGAAAGAGCCGCTGGTCGACTTCGGTCTCACGGTTCCACAGTCCATCAAGGACCACTACACGCCATTGGGATGGGCACGCAAGGCGGTGGACATGCTCGCCGAGCTTTGCGTATTCGAGGGATTCGTCTCGCCTGGTGTCGATGATCCGTTCCAACTACAGGACTTCATGAGCAGAATCGGCTTCACCAGCGTCCTTCAGCAGGCCATACAGACGGCACTCATTCACGGCTGCTCGTTCCTCAGCGTCATCCAAGACGCGGAGAACAGGCCTCTCATCCGCACCCACACCGCGGAAAGCTCGGCAGCGATCTGGGACTACCCGAACCGACGCGTCAAGGCATGCATGGCCATAACCGACGTGAACAACGACAACGAGGCCATCGGACTCGTGCTCTACATGCCGACGCGCAACATCAGCGTGTCCCGCAGTCTCGGCACATGGTACGTGCAAGGATCACAACCCACCGTGAACGGCGAATGCAGCGTGTTCCGCCTCGCCTACAAAGCCACCGAAGTCAAACCATTCGGACGCTCCCGCATCAGCCATGACGCGATGAACATCATCGACGGCGCGAACCGCACCATCGTGCGTGCCGAGGCGAACGCCGAATTCTACGCATTCCCGAAAATCCTGCTCATGGGCACCAGCGACGAGCTCGCGTCCTTGAGCGCGGACGCCGCGCTCAAACTCTACATGGGCCGCTACAACATGATCAGCAAGGACGCGGACGGTGATTCGCCGACAGTGACCCAACTGGCCGCATCCAGCATGGATCCGCACCTGACGATGCTGAAAAGCTGGGCCGCCATGTTCGCCAGCGCGATGAACATTCCCGCCAGCTCGCTCGGCATCGTATCGGACGCGAATCCGACGTCAGCGGACGCGACCGAGGCGCAACGCGAGGACCTGATTATCGAGGCTCGCCACTGCGACCGTGATTTCGGCGAATCGATCCTGCAGGCGGCACGCCTCGTGGCGCGCATACAGGATCCATCGGTGTCAGACGATGATCTGATGAAACTGCAGGTCGACTGGAAGAACCCCAACACTCCGTCAAGCTCCATGAGCGCCGACGCGTTCAGCAAACTCGCCGGCAGCATCGACTCGTTCGCCAACAGCGAGGTCGGCATGACCCGCGCCGGATTGAGCAGAAGCGAGATCGTCCGCTTGAAGGCCGACCAGCGCAAGGCTCAAGCCGGACAGGTCCTCGACCAGATTCGCGGCATGCGCCAACAGACTGAGCAGACGCAGGACGACGGGGAACGCCAGATCGACGCTTCCACGCAATCAACTGTTGCGGGGGGGGCTGAAGGACAGCTTCGACGCACTGGGAGTAGCGATCAGAGCCGGGGTGACACCGGAATCCGCGGCATCGATGCTTGGACTGAAAGGCATTGAATTCACCGGCATGACGCCGGTCAGCCTCAAACTACCGGAAGGCGGCGGAAATGAGCCTGAACAGTCTGAACCTGCCTCCGGAACAACACAGAAGGCTTGAACTCGACCTCAACGACCTGTACGAGGATTACACGGACACCATGAGCCGCTTGCAGAAGGAGGCAGGCAACAGCGTTTCAGGACTTGTCTGGGACGGTGAAAGCCAGGAACTCATCAAAGCGGAGATCAACCGGTACGCCGACGCGGCCAACAAACTCGCATCCGACTACTACAGCCATGTGCGCGACCTATGGGCGCAATACTGCGGAATCGACATGCCGGAATACGATCCGCCGACCATCACCGCCGACCGTGCGGTCTGGCAGATGGAAGGCGGTTTCAACAACACCGACTTCATGGGATTGCATTACAAGGACGTCATTCCAGATGAGAACGGCGTCGTGCACAATAACGCCGGAAGAACCATCGACGACCTGTGGCCAACGTTCGCCGACGAGGAGCAGGCGCTGGAATACGTGCAGAATCTGGTTCAGACGGTCGGCCGGATGACCATGCAGAGGGCCGTGGCCAACGACCCAACCAAGCCTCGCTGGGCTCGCGTCCCACGAGGGGCTAAGACATGCGCGTTCTGCCTTATGCTCGCCTCGCGTGGCTTCGCCTACCTGAGCGAGGACACCGCCGGACGGCAGATGCAATACCATACGGACTGCGACTGCGACATCGTGCCAAGCTGGGGCAGCAGCAAACTCAAAGGATACGATCCGGACAAGTATCGTGAAATGTACCAGGCAGCCAAGGCTGCGGCCGGCGATGACGGCGACTGGCGTGACACGCTAGCCCAATTGAGACGCATCTATCACGATGAGGTCAATGATGGTGTGACTGCCCAACCGACGATTCGATGGAGCGGCAAATCGATTCCAATCAGCGCTTCCGAACTATCGAGATTGTCGGATTATAGCGTCAGGATGCCTGGAGATAGATTCTCCAACGACGAGAAGATCGCGGCTTTGATGGATTGGACCGGAGACAGCTACAAAAGTATCAACGGCTACCTGTTCGGCGGACGAAACCCGTCGAAAGACGTCATCCATCAGGTCGAATGCATCGACGAAGCGATATCCGACCATATCACCCGAGAACGTTTCACGGTCGACAGGCAGATGCGGTTGTCGACGTTCCACGTCAACGACATGGAGTCGCTTTTCGATTTGAATACCGGTCGCACCTTCGAACACATCGGCTACATGGCCACCAGCATCAAGGAGGGAGGCATTGACGTTGATGGGGAAGACCGCATCGCCACAAGAATCCTGGTACCGCCGGGAAGCGCCGGCGTGTATGTGGAGCCGATCACTCAGCATCCGGGAGAATACGAAATTCTTCTGCCGAGAGGAAGGGCTCTTCGTTTCGAAGGGCTTGGAGCATCCGACGGCAGACCGATCGTTTATCTGAGACTGCTATGATTGAGCCTATGGATCGTTCCGACCGTTTCACGTTTATGCCCGGTGATTTGAAGGAAGTCACCGATGAGCGCCATCTTGCGGAAATCAAACGCAAGTATGGCGATATCTCCATGCCACAGGACGAATATGAATGGGTCAGGAACGAAGGAAAGAAGCGCTGGTCCGTCGGCGACTATGTGTCGACCGACGAGCTGCGGTCCGAATACGCGCGAAGAAAAGCGCTGGGAAATCTCTGAATCCCAGAAAGCCATCACGTCGAAACGTGATGGCTTTTCTTTTACCTTTCACACCCCAGCGATGGGGCGGGGCGCAGCCATGCGCGAAACCAACAAGAATGGCCGTCAACTCGCCGGCGTCAGGCGTGGAAACCAAGAACAAGCAAAGGAGCCACCAACCATGGCAGAAGAAAACCAGACCGGCGCGGACGGCCAACAGGAGCCGGAACAGCACTCTCCGGCCCCAAAGGACGTGAACAACGCGAAGCTGAGGACCTTCACCCAGGAGGAAGTCGACCGCATAATCAACGAGCGTCTCGGCAGGGAACGCGGCAGGAAAAGCGACTACGAGGAGCTCAAGGAGAAGGCCGGACAGACTGCCGACCTCGAATCGAAACTCTCCAAGGCGCTCGAGGAGAACGAGAAGCTCAAAAGCGAAGCCAAACAGGCCGAACACGAGAAGGAGCTCTCCACGATACGCGCCAACGTCGCGGCCAAACACGGCATCACCGACCCGAGCGTCCTCGCGGGCGACGACGAGAAGCAGATTGGCGAATACGCCGAGAAACTCATGAAGGTGTTCGCCGACATGCGTTCCCGCGGCACGGTTGCGGACCAGAGCGCCCGCACCGGACAGGCCAAGGCTAAACATTCCAGCCGCGAGGACTTCGTCAACGCCATGAGCAACACGCTCCTGTGAGCCAACCAGCAAAACAACATTCATTTGAAAGGACAAACCATGACAGATCCGTCCATGACCCGAAAAAGCAACGGTCTAGACCTCACCCCTGAAACCCAGGCGGAGATCTTGCAGACCGCAAAATACAAGAGCGCGTTCATGCAGCTCGTGCCGGAGATGAAACTGCCCGGCAACGGTGCTCGCGTGCCGATCATCATCGGCGACCCGGAGGCCGCATGGGTCAATGAGGGTGCGGAGAAGCCGAAGAGCGGCGTCACCTTCGGCAAGAAGGACATGCTGCCGTACACCATCGCGGTCATCATGCCGTTCTCCAACCAGTTCCGTCGAGACTTCGGCGCTCTCTACGACCAAGTGGTCGCGAAGGGTCCGGGAGCCATCGCCCGCACGTTTGACAAGACCATCATGGGTCTCGTCGACGCTCCGGGTGCGGACTTCGACACCCTGAAGAGCGCGCAGACCGTCAGCATCGGCAAGGACGTGTGGAAGAACCTGAACAAAGCCGACGACCTCGTGTCCGAAGCGGATGGAACCGTGGACGGTTGGGCGTTGAGCACCCAGGGTCGCAGTGTGCTCCGGCAGGCGACCGACAACAACGGACGCCCCCTGTTCCTCAACGGCACCGCCGCCTCCGACGTGAGCACCGTGCTCGGCAACCGCACCTACATCAGCAAGGGCGTTCACGTGCCCGCCGTATCCGAGACACCGGGACCGGCCAAGGCAGAGATCCTCGGCGTGTGCGGCGAATTCTCCTCCGCCGCATGGGGTTCCGTCGAAGGAATGCAGACCAGCATCTCCGACCAGGCGTCCATCACCATCGACGGCAAGCAGGTCAACCTGTGGGAGCACAACATGTTCGCCGTGCGAATCGAAATCGAGGTCGGCTTCCGTATCCGCGACATCAACCGCTTCGTCCTGCTCACCGCCTGACGGAGTCCGACATGACTGTCGAACCAGACGTGTTCGCCACCTCCGTCGACCTCGAACAGAGGTGGCACAAACTCACCGACGAGGAACGTGAGAAGGCCGACACGCATCTCGCGGACGTGACCGACTACATCAAGGAACGCTCCCCGAACTGGCAACGTCTCCAAAAAGAACGGCCACGCCTGCTGACGAAGATCACATGCGACATCGTCCGCAGGATCATGCAGGCCGACCCGTACGACATTCCCGGCGGCATCATGCAGATGAACCAGACCACCGGCAGCTTCAGCGAACAATACAGTTTCGGAGCGCCCACCGGCGATCTCTGGCTGCGCGACGACGAGAAACGCATCCTTGGCATCAACGCTCAGCGCGCGTTCAGCGTCGACATGGCAACGGGGGAGACGTCCTAGTGGAAACCATCGAAGTGTGGCGCGGCCAGTCCACCACCGACACGGACGGCAACCCCATCCAGGGCAAACCCGTCCGCGTCGGCACGTTCCAGGCGATGGTCGCGCCAACCTCTACCACCGACCAGACCGAGGAGAACGCCAGCCCGCAGACCATCGAATACACGATCCACATCCGCGGTAGCCAGCCGACAGGCATCCAAGCCACCGACCTGATCAAAGTCAGAGGCATCCTCCTGCCCGTCAAAGGAAAGCCGCAAGTGTGGAACAACCTCCACGGACGCCACATCGGCGACGTCATCACCGTGGGCGAACGGGAAGGATAACCCATGGCCAAACGATGCAGATTCGTGTTCAACCGAAAGGCATTCAGCCAGCAGGTGCTGAAGAACGAGACCCTGCGGGGCCGCATGCGCGACGCCGCCAACGAGGCCGTCACCGACAGCCGGTGCATGGTTCGCGACCATAACGGCGCGAACCGAAACGGCGTGGCCATCCTCTGCCCCGCACCCGTGGAGAAGGCGCACGGCACATTGGAGGACACGCTCGGAAGGATGCGCGTATGAGCATCCCCATCACCCCACGGCGCACGGAGCCGCTGCTCCTGCCCAGGCTGCGGGAGCTGTTCCCGGACGTGACGTTCGACACGATCGAACGCAACGACCTCGAACCTCCCTTCACCGAAGCCACATTGGCCGACTCCATGCAAGGCATGAGCACTCCCATCTCCCAGGCCGTGCGACTGCGGCTGAGCGTGCGCTGCATGAGAGAGGACCATACGGGCGACTGGGACAAGGCCGCCCGCCTGTGGGCGGCAATCGCGAGGGAGATCATCAGGCTCGGAACCGTCGCGCCGCTCATCAGCGCGTCACTGGAATCCGGGCCGGTACGCATGACCGATGAGGACAAGAGACTGGTGAGCGCGTACGGCGTGCTCCTGCTCGAGGTATCCGTCGCCTGAACTGAAAACACAAGAAAAGACAAGCAAAGACGTGCCGCCACACGCAGAACGGAAGCGAGGTGCAGACAGGAATGTCTGACAGCAACGAAGAACCCATCGCCGTCGAACAGATGGCATCCGAAACCAGCCTGCAGGACGGGCTCGGATCGACCGACTATGGGTACGTGTCCAACGGCAATACCGCCGGCAACGTGCGTCTGATCAAGAACTACGCGCTGTTCCTGTTCCCCAAGGGCGACAGCACTTTCGTCGCGCCGACCGGCGTGAACTGGACGCCGCCGTCCAACAAGAAGCCGATCGGATACAGCACCGAGGACGGCGCCGTCCTGCATCCGGAGCCGGGCGACAGCACCGACTACAAGGCGCACAACGGCGACATCGTCCTGTCCGACACGGACCCGGGCTACTGGACGCTCCAGCTCGCCGCGATGGAAGGCCGCAAGGACGTGGTATCCGCCTACTTCGACGTGGACGTGGAATCCGACGGCGGCATCAGCATCAAGGGCGCCGGCCTGAAGAAGGAATGGATCCTCGTCCTGGTCGCGCTCGACCAGCAGGACCGCCCCTTCCTCCTGTACGGCACCAACGCGAAGGTGTCCGACCGCGACGACGTGAGCCTGAAATCCAGCGAGATCATGAACTTCAGCATGACGTTCAAGATGCTCAAGGGCACTAACGGCGAACAGTTCCACGCATGGGGCCTCGTCACCGAAGACGCCAAGTAGCCCATTGATTCTTCCCGTGCGGCCGATGGCGGTCGGCCGCACGGGACCATTACCCATAACCGCCGATAACCATGAAACGGAGACGAAATGAGCGACAACACCTACCATGTCGTGGACGTGGACCTTACCGACGCGGAGGAGCTCAAGCCCGACGTGCACCTCGAGGTCGCCGGAGCGAAACTCGACCTGCCGAACCTCAACAACGCGGAACTGCCCATCGAACTCGTGCAGGCCATCCTCCTGGTCAAGAGCAGGCCGACGCTCTCCGACGAGGAGACCAGCGCGTGCATGGCCGCGTTCCTCGCATACTTCGAGAACGCGCAGCCGAACTTCTGGACCGCGCTACGTAAGACCAAACGCCCGATGGCCTACCTCATCGCCACGGTGAAGGCGTGGGCCGACGAATCCGGACTGGACCCAAAAGCGTTTACCTCGCCCACCTCTGGAACAACCACCGCGCGGCGCTAGCCTACGACTGGATCCGAGCGTACGGGCAGATCTACAGGCCCGTACGCTTCCGGGAATGGGTTGAAGGCCAACGTCCACGAGTCGATTGGGGACTCGCCTGGGCGTTGACCCGCGAAATCCTCAAAGACCATACGAGCCACTCGTGGATGGCGTTGCAGAACGCCGTCTACGCGCCCGACGGAGCCGAACAGGCGGTCTGGACGCTGTCCGGACAACGCAAACGCCCATGGTTCGACCACGAGCACGACCCGCTCCGCCCGCCAACCCCGACGCACAACCTCACCCGCCGTCAACGCGAGGACAGGGAACGGCTCAAAGCCTACTTCCACATCAACGACGACCTCTGACTCCGACCGCCATCGGAATCCCAACTTACGAATAAGGAAACACGATGGCAGCACAGGACATAGGCGTCGCATACGTCCACGTCGAACCATCCGGCAAAGGATTCGGCAAAAGCATCGAAGGCGACATCGGCGACGCCGTCAACAAAGCCTCCAAGAAAAGCTCCAACACCCTCATCTCGAAAATCGGCGGAGCATTCGGCAAAATCGGCAAGGTCGGCACAGGCGCGATCGTCACCCTCGCCGGCGGCATCACCGCATTGGCCGCCAAAGGCGGCTTCACCCGCGCCCTCAACATCGAGAACGCGCAAGCCAAACTCAAAGGCCTCGGCCACGACAGCGCCAGCGTCACCGAAATCATGAACGACGCGCTCGCCTCCGTCAAAGGCACCGCGTTCGGACTGGGCGACGCCGCGACCGTGGCGGCCAGCCTGTCCGCCTCCGGCATCAAGGAAGGCGACCAGCTCACCAAGGTCCTCAAGACCGTGGCCGACACCGCGCAGATCAGCGGCAGAAGCCTCACCGACATCGGCACGATCTTCGGATCGGTCTCCGCGCGAGGAAAACTCCAGGGCGACGACATGCTCCAGCTCATGTCGAGCGGCATCCCTGTCCTCCAGATGCTCGGCAAGCATCTGAACAAGACCAGCGCCGAAGTGTCCGACATGGTCTCGGACGGCAAGATCGACTTCCAGACCTTCGCCGACGCCATGCAGGAAGGATTGGGCGGCGCCGCCCAGAGCGCCGGCACCACGTTCGCCGGCGCCCTGGCCAACGTGAAGGCCGCGTTGAGCCGACTCGGCGAGACCGCGGCCACGCCGGTCCTCAACGGCCTGCGAGGCCTGTTCAACCAGGCCATACCGCTCATCGACTCGTTCACCGCCGCCGTGAAACCGACGCTGGAGAAAGTCGGCGCCGGATTGCAGAAGGGATTGGAGCAGGCAATCCCCACAGCGCAGGCGAAGCTCGCCTCATTCTCCACGTTCGTCCGGAACCTGCCGGGGATCCAGATGCTCATGGCATCGGTCACGAGCCTCAGGGCGCAGCTGTCAGGCCTGGCTGCCGCGATGGTCTCGCTGACCTCCAAACTGAACCTCGGCGGCGAGGCCTCCTCGAGATTCGGCGGCATCGTCTCCGCGCTCGGGAATCTGCTCGCATCGGCCGCGCAGTCCCTGGCCAACGCCGCGGGATGGGCGAAGACGTTCGTCAACACGTTCATCGAGACAGGTGCTCTCCAGCCCTTCCTGCATGCGCTGGCGAACCTCGCCACCGGACTTGCATCGGTGGCCACGGCGCTCGTCTCGGCCGCATCGCAGGCGCTCGGCTTCGACAACTCCGGGCAGACGGCGGGATTGGCGGCACAGCGGTTCGCAGCGGTCCTCGACACGCTCACCGGCGCGCTCATGACCGTGGGCGGCTGGCTGCAGTCGGTCGGGCAGTGGGCGCAGCAGAACGGCGCGCTGGTGTCCGGCGCGTTGAAGGCCATCACCATCGCATTGCTCGCGGTCAAGGGCTGGGACATCGTATCGGCCGGGCTGAAAACGGTTTCCGGCGGACTGAAGGCCATCTCCGCGACCGCCTCCGGTGTGGAGAAGACCGCCACGGCCGCGTTCGATCTGATCGGCAAGTTATCCGACGTGGGAAGCGCGGCGGGCGGCCTGAAGCAACTCGCCGGCTCGTTCAATATCGTCAAGGCCGCCCAATCGGCGTGGAGCTCGGTGACCAAGGCTGCTACCGCCGTGCAATTGGCATTCAGCGCTGCCTTGGATGCGAATCCGATCGGCATGCTTGTCGTAGCCATCGGCGCGGTCGTCGCCGCACTGACATGGTTCTTCACCCAAACCGAAACGGGCAAACGACTCTGGAACAGCTTCGCCACATGGTTCATGGGAATCTGGAACCAGATCAGCACCGCATGTCAACCAATCCTGCAAGCCATCGCCATATTCATCACCCAGACCATGAGCCAAATCCAACAAATCTGGCAAACCGGATGGACACTCATCACCACCGTCCTCCAAAACGTCTGGAACACGATCGGCCCCATCATCATGACTGCGCTCACCGCGATCATCACCGGCATCCAAACATTCATCACCACCATCACACCACTCCTGCAAGCCGGAATACAGAACATCCAAACCATCTTCCAAACCGCCGTCACAATCATCAGCACGGTCTGGAACGGACTCTGGAACACCATATCCACCGTCGTACAAGGCGCATGGACCATCATCGCCACAGTCATCAGCACCGCACTCGCCGTCATCCAAGGCATCATCCAACTGGCGCTCGCGGTCGTCAACGGGAACTGGAGCGCCGCGTGGTCGGCCATCCAGGGCATCGTGTCGGCAGTGTGGGGCGGCATCCAAGGCGTCGTCTCCGCTGGCATCGGCATGGTCAGCGGAGTGGTATCCGCCGCATGCTCGACAATCCGGAGCGTGTGGGCCGCGTTGTGGAATGGCGTCGGAAGCATTGTGTCGAGCGTCTGGGGCGGCATCGTCGGCACCGTAAGCAACATGGTTGGCCGTGTCGGGAGCGTCGTGAGCAGGATCGGCGGAACCGTCCGGAGCGCGGTGTCCGGCGCGGGAAGCTGGCTCGTCAGCGCGGGACGCAACATCATCCAGGGATTGATCAACGGCATCACAGGAATGGTCGGCTCGTTGTATTCCAGCATCACCAACGCGTTGTCGGGCTTGGTGGACAAGGCCAAGAACGCTTTGGGCATCAATTCCCCGTCGCGTGTGTTCCGCGACGAGGTCGGCGTGATGGTCGGACGTGGCATGGCATTGGGCATCGACGATTCCGCGCATGTGGTCAGCCGTTCCATGGATTCGCTCGTCTCCACGATGAGCCTCTCCGACGCGGACTGGTCGAAGACCGGCAGGCTGAACGTCACGGCCGGCACCGGCGCCAATGCCGGCGACGGCGATCTGCGGGAACTCATCGCGGCCGTCGAATCGTTGCACGACGACCTCGGATCGATCATCGCCAGGTACACGCCGACGATAGGGGACCGCGACTTCGCAAGGAAGGTGAGAAGTGCAATCGCTTGAATACGCGTGCGCCGCCACAGGTGAGCGAATCGGCTTCGAAGGGCCGCTGTACGGCGAGACGCTCACGGGACTGCGAGCCCGCGTCTGGGACTACAGCCTCGCCTCACGTGGCATGACGGGCATCACCCGCAAGGCACGCGAGGCGACAGTCACCGTGAAGATCCACGATTCTCCGGCCACGCTCGACCTACTGCGCCGCCTCGCGGACGCCGACATGGCATCCGGGAACCCGGGCACGCTCGTGGCCGACGGCGAATGGGAAGCCAAAGCGTGGATCACGAAAAGCGAACCGCAATCCATCACGCCCACGATGGTCGAGACGCAGTTGACCATCGTGCTGACCGATGGCGTGTGGCGCCGTCCGACCATGACGCATTTCACGCCGCGATACGATTCCGGAACCGCCGACCTTGACTATCCATATGATTATCCGTATGATTTCGCCGGCATGGCATTGGGTGCCGAGATCGTCAACGACACATCCATCCCGCAGCCGGTCAAGCTCACGATATTCGGACCATGCGCGCAACCGTACGTCATCATCGGAAACAACCGGTACGAGGTCGACGTGACCGTGCCATCCGGCTCGCGTCTGGAAATCGACGGCACCGGCGATGTCAGGACCGTCACCATGGTCAGCGGCACAGGTCTCGTCACAAACTGCTTCGCGCAGGCCGTGCGAGGGTCGGGCAAGGATTCCGGCCGGTACGTGTTCCAACCGCTCGCGCCCGGAACACAGCCGATCAGCTGGCCGGGAGGATTCCAATTCGACTTGACGGTCTGCGAGGAAAGGAGCGAACCGCCATGGACCTGATCGTCACCGACGCCACAGGCAAACCCGTGGCGAGCCACGCCTCATACACGCTCGACCTCGCGTTCGGTAGCGGGGAGAACGACTTCGACCTGCAGGTCGAAGACGCCGCGCTCAAGGCGGGGAGCCGCATCATGATCGACGGCACCGAGTACGGCGGCATCATCGACGACACGGATGTCGACGTGGACGGAGGCCTGTCCACCGTCACATGGCATGGCCGCGACTGGCATGGAGTACTCGCCTCGAAGATCATCGAACCGGACAGGAACAACGATTACCTCACCCTGTCCGGCACGATTCCCGTCATCATGCGCACGCTCGTCAGCCGTGCGGGATTGCAAGGCCTGTTCGCCGTCACCGACGAAAGCGCCGACCACAAGACCACCTGCCAGTTCGACCGGTACGTGGACCTGTACAGCGGTCTGGTCAAGATGCTCAGGGCAAGCGGACTCAAACTCCGGTTGCGTAATGACGGCGACAAGGTATCCATGAGCGCCATGCCCGTCCGCACGATCGGCGACAGCATCGACTCGGACCTCATCGACTTCACCGCCAAACAGGCGGCGCACCCGATCAACCATCTCATCTGCCTGGGCAAGGGCGAACTCAAGGACCGTACCGTCATCCACTGGTACGCCGACGCGAACGGCACGTTCAGCCACACGCAGACCCTCAAAGGCCTTGACGAACGCACCGCCACATACGAGTTGTCCAACGCCGAAGCCGACGAGCTCGAGGACAAGGGCAGGCAGAAATTCCAGGAGCTTCGGAACACCAGCACCATCGACGTGGACATTCCCGATGGCATCGACGCGGACGTTGGCGACCTGGTCACGGGTCGTGACAACAACACGGGCCTCGTCGTCACTGCCGAGATCTCCAAGAAGATCGTCAAGGTTTCGGGAGGCGTGCTCACCGTCACCTACGAATCCGGAGGTGCCAGCGCCGGCGGCAACAGCGGAGAATCCTCCATCGGGGATGGTGGCCACGCCTACTACGCTGGAGCCGGCCTCAAACTCGACGCCTGGACGTTCAGCGCCGACGTGACCAGAAACGACATCGACTCGCTCAACAACGCATTGTCGGGTAAACAGCCGAAAGGCGACTACATCACCGGCCTGAAAATCGGTTCGGTGGACACGCTCGCCCCCGGTGCACAGGCAAGCGCGTCGCTTACGGGCGCCGGCAGCGACAAAACCTTGAATTTGGGGCTTCCGAAAGGCGACCAGGGTCCGCAAGGGGAGAAGGGCGACAAGGGCGACGCAGGACCACAGGGGGCCACCGGAGCGACCGGACCCACCGGTCCTCGGGGAGAGAAAGGAGCGACCGGGGAGCGAGGGCCGCAAGGCGTCGCCGGTCCCGAAGGCCCGCAGGGACTGCAGGGGATACGCGGCGAGAAAGGCGATAAGGGTGATGCCGGCGCGATCGGCGCGGCGGGACCGCAAGGCCCGACGGGTTCCACAGGTCCGCAGGGTCCCACGGGTCCACAGGGAGCGACCGGCCCCCAGGGCAGACAAGGCATCCAAGGTTCCCAAGGCATCCAGGGCCCGCAAGGGGAGAAGGGTGACAAGGGCGACAGCGGCGTATCCGCCCCCTCGAACGGCTTCTTCACGCTCAGCATGGAAGGCGACGGCGACCTGTACGTGAACTATCCGGACAACACGAACCCACCCTCGTTCGTCTGGGACTCCGAGAGCGGGAACCTGTACGTGGACATCCCGGAAAGGTGACACATGGCGCGACTATTGATCGGCAACATCAAAGGCCCCAAAGGTGACAAGGGCGATACCGGGGCCACCGGCCCGCAAGGCAAGCAAGGAGCGCAGGGCGTTCAGGGAGCTAAAGGCGACGTCGGCCTTCCGGCGCTCGTGATGAAGAAATCCCTCGTCGGCGAATATCCGGTGGGATCCACTTTCACGGGGAACGTGAGCGAATGGTTGAACCGAACACCACTCGCCAACGAATATTCGACCGCATTGTCAGGTGGCGGAAAATACAGCATCGTCTGGCAGTGCGTTTCACAGTCCGGCAGCCTATTCACGGGAAAGACGATTTCCCGTCAATCCATCATCGGAACGCAAGGCCCTGCCGGACCGCAAGGTCCAAAAGGTGACGTCGGCCCACAAGGCGTGAAGGGCGATACCGGGGCCACCGGCCCGCAAGGCAAGCAAGGAGCGCAGGGCGTTCAGGGAGCTAAAGGCGACGTCGGCCTTCCGGCGCTCGTGATGAAGAAATCCCTCGTCGGCGAATATCCGGTGGGATCCACTTTCACGGGGAACGTGAGCGAATGGTTGAACCGAACACCACTCGCCAACGAATATTCGACCGCATTGTCAGGTGGCGGAAAATACAGCATCGTCTGGCAGTGCGTTTCACAGTCCGGCAGCCTATTCACGGGAAAGACGATTTCCCGTCAATCCATCATCGGAACGCAAGGCCCTGCCGGACCGCAAGGTCCAAAAGGTGACGTCGGCCCACAAGGCGTGAAGGGCGATACCGG